AAACAGCTTATTGATATAATACAAAATAAATTAGGTCTTAAAATTACTGAAATGACAGATGGTGGAAAGCCAAGTGTGGGAAAGAAAAGTCTTGAAAAGCTGAAAGGAAAACATGGATTTATTGATTTGTTGATTAAGTTTAAAAAAGCTGTTAAAATGCACGATTCCTTTGCAAGTACATTTCCATCTTTTGTTGAATCTGATGGCAGAATAAGAACTTCATTTAACAATTGTGTTACTGTAACCGGCAGATTATCTTCTTCTGACCCAAATTTACAGCAATTGCCTAAGAAAAAGTCGGATTTTCCAATTGATTTTAGAAGTTGTTTTATAGCACCAAAAGGAAAAAAGTTAATTGTTATAGATTTTTCAGGACAGGAACTTAGGGTTTGTGGTCATGTAACTCAAGATAAAAATATGTTAAATGCTTTTAATAATAAAATTGATTTGCATTTACTTTTTTCTAATAAATTATTTGATTTGGGAATTATCAAAGATGCTTTGAGAGAAACTCATTTAGATTATGAATCACTTAAAACAAAATATAAAGAACAGCGCGATATAGCTAAAAATGGTGTTAGTTTTCCGTTGATTTATGGTAGTACTGCTTATGGAATTTCTACAAGTTTGAATATTCCTGAAGAAACTGCTCAAAAATACATAGATGAATTTTTTGATTTGTACCCAAATGTTAAGAAAACTATTGATGAATGTTATAAAAGAGTTAAGACACAAAAATATGTTAGAAGTGGAGCAGGACGAAAACGAAGATTTATAGAATTTACAAATAAAGCAGTTAGACAGGCATTTAATTTTCTTATTCAAGGTTATTGTGCTGATTTGCTAAGAATAGCAACAGTAGAAGTTAGGAAATATATTAGAGAAAACTCAAATACAGGACTTAAATTAATTATGTTGGTACATGATGAACTTGTTTTGGAATGTGATGATGAATATGTTGATAAGACAGTTCCTGAATTAAAGCAAATAATTGAGGATTCTGTTAGGCTTAGTGTCAATTTACCCGTAGAAATTGGGGTTGGAGATAATTACAGTGAGGCAAAGTGAGTTGGATTGCAGCAATATTTGAGCTACTTGGTATGCATTTTGTAGGAAATAAGAAAAAATTTGCATTTTTATTTCTTATTTTATGTAATATTTTTTGGGCCATTGTAGCAGTAAAAAACTCAATTCCTGGGCTATTATTAACGGTTTTTATATGTATTATAATAAATATTAGGAATTTTATTAAGTGGAATAGAAAAAAATTTTAATATTTTACTTGACATAGTATAAAATGTGTGTTATAATATACTATAGATAAGGACAACTATTTTTATGAGTATCTTATTTAAAAGAAAATCTACCTTTGAGTATGGTGGTGAAAGAGATGAGATTCATAGTTGGATTTCAAGACCTTTAGAATCAATAACTTATGATGAATCACAATGGGGGTCTGAGGCTAAAAATGGGTATTCTTATTGTTTAGCTTTGAACCCAATAAGATGTGAATTATGTTTAAGAAAGATTGATTCAAGAGAAATAAGGCATAAATTTAGTAAAAGATTAAGTAGGTATTTAAATGGCTGTATCTATTGTAGACCTGATTGGAGGGTTCAAGATGCAGATTAATTTATATTTTGTACAGGTTAAGTTGTCAGAATGAGGGTATGACTGACAAAGAAAAGTCTACCCTCCGCTTAACCAAAGGGTTTTAAATGTCAACAAGAGGGCCAAAGAAAATTACATATCTTCCTGGAGAAGAAAATAAGAAAGAGTGGTCAAAGTTGGGTGATGATGTAAAAAAGTGGAAAATTAAAAAAGGTGCAAAGTTTGATTTTAATTTTGTAGAAATGGCTGCTCGTCTTAAAGCTGCTGGTTTTAGTAATAAAGATTTAGCTTATGTTTTTAATGTTACTAATTCAACATTAATTTCCTGGCAGGAACGATACCCACAATTTAAAGCAGCTTGTCAGGAAGGAAAAGATTTAGCTACAAAATATTTAGTAGCTCAAGGACTTCGTGCTGCTGCTGGTTATCAGTATGAAGATGCTAATGAAAAATGGATTCCTGTTTATGATAAAGAAAACAATCCCGTTTTTGAGGAAAATGAAGATGGAGAATTAGTACAAAAATATAATCTTAAAGAACGTAGTGTATTCAAAAAACATCAAGCTGCAAACCCACAATTATTAATATTTATGCTTGCCAATCTTGACCCTGATAATTGGCAGAGTGTTCATAAAATTCATGTTGATAAAAACGAAAGAATAAATATTCAGATAGATGGTAAGGTTGTATCAAAACAAATTGATGCACTTGCTGGCGAGCTTCCAAGCGTAAAGCGTATTGAATCAAAAGAAGTTGAAGTTGTAGATGAAACTAACAAAGATTGAAACAGTAGAAGATTTTTGGAAAATAATTCCAAGAGACATTCCAAATAATTTAGAGTTTAGAAAAGAACTTCACTCTAAATTGTGTGATGATGAAAGTGCTAAAAAACTTTATTTGGAATTATGTTATCAGTATCCTCAAATAGCATTTGATACTGCATTTTGGACATACAATCCAAAGAACAAGCCTTTTTGTAGAAATCTTCCATTTATTCTAAGACCACAACAGATTAAAGTTATATCTGATATAAAAAATGCTGTTGATAATGGTGTTGATTTATTAATTGAAAAATCAAGAGATGAAGGAGCAACTGAATTAATTTGTAAATTTTATGCGTTGTATTTTTCAATCATTCCTGAAACTTCATTTTTAGTTGGTTCACGAAAAGAAATATTTGTTGACCAGGGTACAAATATTAATAGTTATAATACAATCAATGCAAGAGCTATAGGTTCTCCAAAGTGTTTATTTCATAAAATACTTTATACATTTGCAACAATGCCAATTTGGATGCGTCCAAGAATAAATAAAATAAGTATGCACATTGAGAATCAGGATAATGCTTCTGTTATTGATGGTGAAGCTACAAATGAAAACTTTGGTGCTGGTGATAGAAGAACAGCAATACTTCTTGACGAGTTTGGTCGTGTAGACCATAGACTTGCTCAGAATATTCGTGATAGTGTTAATGATGTTGCTGATTGTATTATTTATAATTCCACACATTTTTATGGTAAGGGACACCCATTTTATAAATTAAGAGTATCAAATAAAGTTAAAGTTATATTGATGCCCTGGTATAAAAACCCAACAAAAATAACCGGCCTGTATAAATCACCAGATTTAAATATTATTAAAATTCATGATAAAGATTATTATAAAGAAAAATATCCAAAGGCTTTTTGTGATAAAGATGTTTATAGGTATAGTGATTTAGAAAAGGATTTATTAATATATTATCCTGAATCTAAAATTAACTTTATTGCTGATGGTGAAGATAAGTGGAGAAGCATTTGGTATGATTATCAGGAAAAAAGACGAGATTCAAGAGATTTAGCACAAAATATTGATATGAATCCTGCTGGTTCAAGTGATAACTTTTTTGACCACCAGGTATGTCAAAGAATACGAACTGAAAGAATATGTAAACCAAAATATACTGGCGAAGTTGAATACAAATTAAATGAAAATGGAAAAGTAGCTAATGTAAAATTTGTAGATAAAGGTGGAAGAAACAGATTACTACTTTGGTGTGATTTAGAAAGAGGTAGACCAAATCAATTTCATAATTATATAGTTACTTGTGATATATCTTTAGGTACAGGTGCTTCTAATTCTGTTTGTGGAATTTATGATGTAAATACACACGAAAAAATTGGAATGTGGGTATCCCCAAATACACCACCAGAGGAATTTGCAGACCAGGTTGTTGCTATTTGTAAATGGGTCGGTGGAACTACAAAAGTACCTTATTTGAATTGGGAAGCTAATGGGCCAGGTGGTTCGTTTGATAAAAGAATAAGGTTTCAAGGATATGATTTTGTTTATAGAAATAGAAAAGATAGATTAATTAGTCGTAAAAGAACAAAGAAGCATGGGTGGTATTCTACAAATGAATCAAAATATGATATGCTTTTAGATTTAAGAATTGCTCTTAGTGAAGGATTAAAAGATAATCCTGCTTATAAATCATTAATTGTTTATGATGAAAGTACAGTTGGTGAGTATGAAAGCTATATGTTTTATGAGAATGGTCAACTTGGATTATCTGAATGTGTTGATGAGACAACCGGAGCAAGGTCGGCTCATGGTGATAGAGTAATTACTGATGGTTTAGCTATTGTTGCTATGTCTGATGTACGTCCAGCAATATTAAGTAAAATTGTTACTCCACCAAGTAATAGTTTTGAACATAGATATAGAGCCTGGAAACAGGAACAGGAATTGAACAAGAGAAAGTTTAGAAGGCATCGGTATTAATGATTAATTCACTTAATGAAACAAACAAAAAAGTAAACTTTGCAAGACGATTACAATTAGCTGCAAAGGCTTGGCAGGTTCTAACAAAACCAATGTTAAGTAACAGGTCAAAAATGTTTAAATCCTGGGCTTCAGGATATTATACTGAAATGAAGTCTCCATATCATACAATAAATCTTCTTGGTAGAGGGGTTGATACTGTTGTTCCGTTTTTGGTTGAAGGTAATCCACGTTTTATGGTTGAATCAAGGCCAGGAAACTATAGACGTTGGGCTTATATAACTCAACTGGCTCTTAATTATTATTTAGATAAAATAAAGTTGGCTGAAAAAGTACTTATTCCTGCTGCAACCAATTCTATGTTTGGTGCTGCAATTACAAGAACCTGTTTAACTCATAGTGGTAATTTAAGATTAGAAGAAGGTGGTTTAATTAAGCAAGGTGTTCCTTCTGTTTCATTGATTGATGACGCAAATTATATTGGCGACCCTGCTGCTAAAAGACGAGCAGATTTTCAAATTGAAGGTGATGTATATAGATTACCTACTGAATATGCTAAAGATTTTTTTGCTTGTGTAGATGAAAATGGAAATCAAATTGCTGATTATATAAATCCTGATGGTAAGATTATAAGAGATTATTCTCCAGAAGAAATTGCAAAAGAAAATTTTGATAGAGCTAAATTAGGTATTAAAGATTATACTACATTTATAGATTTATATTTGTATGATGAAAATGTTATTGTTACAATAATGCCTGTTGGTAAGAAAGCTAAGATATTAAGAACAGTTGATTGGAAAGGGCCAGAAGGTGGGCCTTATGATTATCTTGGATATAAATACTTACCTGAAAATACTGTTCCATTACCACCCGCCTGGTCTTGGTATGATATTGATAATACTATGAACACACTTTTTGATAAAGCAAGGGAGCAAGCTGAGAATCAAAAGAAAGTTTTAGCTTATGAAGGAAGTGCTGAAGATGATGTTAAGAGAATAGTAAGTACTCCAAATATGGGTACTGCCAGAGTTGATAATATAGAGTTAATGAAGGAAGTAGAATTTGGTGGTGTCAATCCTCAGAATTTTGAATGGATGAGTTTTGCTGAAGCAGAATTTACAAAACAAGGTGGCAGTCCTGATGTAATGGGCGGTAGAGGGGCACAAGCTCCAACATTAGGTCAGGAACAAATGATATTTAATAATGCTACAAGAATTGTTAGAAATTTCTCTGGAAGATTTGATTCATTTACAACTTCAATAGTAAAGAAATTAGCCTGGGATTTTTGGTTTAATCCAGTAAGTTTTGTTCCAGTATTAAGAGAAATACCTGGAGTTGGTCAATTACCTGCTGTGTTTTCTGATGCTGAAAAAGTTGGTGATTTTTATGACTTTATATTTAAGTTGACACCATTTTCAATGCAGCGTGAAAGTCCTGAAATTAAATATCAAAAAATGTTACAATTTGTGTCTGCTTGGATTGTACCAACTATGTCTATTGCTGCACAACAAGGTAGTATGCTTGATGTTCCAAGAGTTACAAGATTGATGGCTGAGTATTTAGGTTTTGAGAATTTTAATCAATGGTATAGAACAGCAACTCCACACGAATTAGAAAATGTACCTTACAAAATGTTGCCTATGGGAAGTAAAAGTCCAGGTCAAACGGATGATAGATTTGGTGCTACAGAAGCAAGTAGAACAGCTAATATGAATCAGCAACAAATGAGAGCAGGGGGTCAGTCAAGCCCTTCACAATAATAAAGGATTAGCAGATGAAAGAATCAAAATTAGCTTATCTATTTATTTGGATATTAGCAATTAGTTTTGCTATTAATTTTATTTCAAGACCAAAAAATTTTAATCCACCTTTTGAAAAAGTAGTTAAAGTTTTAGTTAATGAAGAAATGTATGG